CTTTCCTGTTTTTACACGTAAAATTGGAAGTATAGGGTCCTCACTAGGTTAGAACAATAAAAAATAAACAAAATGGCAAGATTTAAATGTGATAAATGTAAACTTGAAAAAATAATTCTCAAACAAACTTTAGTTTTTTTAGATGGAGAAATTAGAGCCAAAGAATCAAAATGTAAATGTGGAAACTACATGAAAGATTTAACAAAATACAAGGGTTTTGGAACTTCGTTTCAGGCTCCAACAGATAAACATATTTAATGGGAAAGGGTAGAAATAAAATACCAACTAAGATTAAAGAGATGCAAGGAACAGTTGAGAAAAGTAGAACTATTGAAAATGAAATGGTAGTGGATCAAGTTTCTGAATTGCCGATTGTTCCTGAATGGCTTTCTGAAATTGGGAAAAGTGAATTTAAAAAAGTAACAGCTCAACTCTTTAACTTGGGAATGCTTTATTCAGTAGATTTAAAATTGGTTGAAGCTTACTCAAATGAAATTTCTCTTTACTTAGAATGCGAGATGAAGCTCAGAACAATAAATAGAATTGATGAATTTGAAAGTTCAGAGGGAATTGTTTTAAGGAGGCAAGCTTCTCCTTTATTGAAAATTAAAAATGACGCTCTTAATAATTCCTTAAAACTAGCAACTCAATTTGGATTAACTCCAGTTGCTAGAGCTTCAATAGCTGCACCTGTTACAAGTAATAACACACAAATAAATAATTACTTTGAATAACTTTTATTTTGATAAAAAGGCTGCTGCAAAAGCAATTGGATTTATTGAAAATTTCTGTTCGCATACAAAAGGAGAACTTCATCAAGAGCCATTGTTGATGGAAGAATGGCAAAAGAAAATTGTGGGAGATTTGTTCGGTTGGAAAAATGAAGATGGGAATCGTAAATACAGAACTGCTTTTATAATGGTGCCCAGAAAAAATGGGAAGTCAACTCTTTGTGCCGCTATTGGACTCTTAATGCTCTTTGCCGATAGTGAAAGAGGATCAGAAATTTACTCAGCTGCTGGTGATCGCGCGCAAGCCGGAATTGTTTTTGAAATCGCAAAACAAATGATTCTCAATAATCCAGAATTAACTGGCCGTTCTAAAGTATTTAGAAACTCAATAACAAATGAAAGTAAGGGGAATTTTTATCAGGCTATAAGTTCAGACTCAAAAACAAAACATGGATTCAATGCGAACTGTATAATCTTTGATGAATTACACACTCAACCGAATAGAGATTTGTGGGATACATTATTAACTTCAACAGGAAGTAGAAGAGAGCCATTGTGTATTGCAATAACAACAGCGGGATATGATAGAAATTCAATTTGTTATGAAGTCTATGATTATGCAAAGAAAGTTCAGGATGGAATAATTGAAGATGAAACTTTTTATTCTGCAATTTATGAAGCTGATCCTGAAGATGACATAACACTGGAATCAACTTGGATAAAAGCAAATCCAAATTATGGAATTAGTTTGAGAAAGGAATATATGGAAAGAGAATCTAAAAGAGCAATGGATGTTCCATCTTATCAAAATACATTTAGAAGATTAATGTTGGACCAGTGGACCGACTCACAAACTGCATGGATAGGAAATAAAGAATGGGAACTTTGCCAAGGAGAAATATATTTGGAAAGATTGAAAGATAAGGAATGTTGGGGAGGTTTAGATCTTGCATCTACTCGGGATATTTCTGCTCTAGTTTTAATATTTAAAGAAGATGATAAATTTTTAGTAGTTCCTTATTTTTTCATTCCAGAAGATAACGCAAAGAAAAGAAGTGAAAGAGATAAGGTTGATTATGTTACATGGATAAAACAAAATCATGTTATTGCAACAAGTGGAGATGTTGCAGATTATAATTTTATCAAGGAAAAAATAATGCAATTGGGAATGCAATTTAGAATACAATCTATTTGTTATGATAGATGGAACGCTTCTCAATTAGTTATTGACTTAACAAATGAGAATGTTCCAATGGAGCCATTTGGTCAAGGGTTTCAATCAATGAGCGCTCCAACAAAGGAACTTGAAAAACTTATTTTGGGACAACAAATAATTCATGATGGAAATCCTGTTATGAGTTGGATGCTTTCAAATATAGCTTTGCAGGAAGACCCCGCTGGTAATATAAAACCAAACAAGGCAAAATCAACTGAAAAAATAGATGGAATTGTTGCTTTAATTCAAGCTCTTGGAAGTTACATGACTGAAGGAAACATAAACTCTGTTTACGATGGAAGAGGACTTTTAATATTATAATATGATTAGAATTTATTCGGCTACTGGATTTGTTAGAGAATTCTGGGAGAAAGTAAAAGAACATAAAACTTTAAAGTCTGCTTATGAATCAGTTGAAAAGGAACATATTGAAATTTTTGGGAAAAGAAAATATTCAGATTATAATTCTTTCAGAGTTTGCAGAGATAGAAAAGTGAAGGCAACAATGTTACATAAAAAATAAGTCTTAATAACGTATAATTGCAAAAAATTATTTAGTGGGAATACTCAATTCAATTCAAAACATATTTTCGGGAACTCCTAAAAAGGAGGAAAGGAATATTAACTACTCTTTGCCATTTGGACCTGCTCAACAGGTTTCTCCAGAATCAGCTTTAACTTTCTCAGCAGTTTGGGCAGCTATGAGATTACTTTCTGAAAGTATCTCTACTTTACCTGTTGGCGTATTTAGAAAAGAAAACAATGGGGACAATACAGAAATAAATACAGATCTTTCTTTCCTTATAAAATACCAACCAAATTCATATCAAAACAAAATCACTTTTTACGAAAAGATAATAATGGACATGCTTTCGGATGGGAACTCTTATGTTAAAATTGTGAGAAATGGAGCGGGAAGAGTTATTGAATTACTTCCTTTAAATTATGGAGATATTGAAATTTACACTTTAGAAAACAAACTTTATTACACTAATGATGATTCTGGAGAAACTCTAGATTCTGAAAATATACTTCATTTTAAAATGATAACTGGACCAGATGGAATTGAAGGACTTTCTCCAATAGAACAATGTAAGAACGCAATTGGTTGGGGAATGGATGTTCAGGAATACAGTTCTACATTCTTTAAAAATGGAGGAAAATTATCTGGAATATTAGAATCTGACCGAGCACTTTCGGAACAAGCCATAGATAGACTGAGGAATTCATTTAACAGTAATTATGGAACTTTAAGCGGTAGTAACCAAACGGCGGTGCTAGAGGAAGGATTAAAATATAAAAGTATATCAGTAACTCCAGATCAAGCTCAGTTTTTAGCTAGTAGACAATTTTCGGTTGAAGAGGTGGCGAGGATTTTCGGGATTCCCCCGCATTTATTGAGAGATCTCTCAAAATCCAGTTTCAATAATATAGAAATGCAATCTCAGGAATTCGTTTCGTATTCTCTTATGCCATACATTACAAAGATTGAATTGGAAATGAGTTTGAAACTTTTTAGAAAAAATGTAATTGGTAGAGAATATATTAAGTTTAATGTAAATGGTTTACTTAGAGGAAATGTGAAAGATAGAGCAGACTATTACAAAACTGCAATTACAAATGGTTGGATGAGTGTTAATGAAGTAAGACAAAAAGAAGATTTAAACAGAATAGAAGATGGAGATAATAATTATCTTCAAATGAATATGACAACAATAAACAAAATTGGAACAGATGAAGAAGCTTAACATTTGGGACAAAAAATATAACAATACAATTATGGAAAAAAGAATTTTTAATATTGAAAACAGATTTGAAACAAAAGAAGATGGTCAGGAAGTAGTTGTTGGCTATGGATCTATTTGGAATTCTAGAAGTGAAAACTTAGGAGGATTTTATGAATACATTTCTCCAGATGCAATTTCTCAAGAAACTATTGAAAAATCAGATGTGCGAGCTTTGATTAACCATAATCCAGACCTCGTTTTGGCGCGTTCTACTGCTGGAAACTTAATTTTATCAGTTGATGAGAAAGGTTTGAGATATGAATTTTCTATTCCTGAAACATCTTATGGAAAGGATTTGGCAATTAATATGAAGAACGGAAACATTAATCAGAGTTCATTTGCTTTTACTGTTGGATCTGATGAATGGAGCACTGATGAAGATGGGAATGATATTAGAACAATAACTTCAATTGAGAAACTTTATGATGTTAGTCCTGTAACTTATCCTGCATACAGTCAAGCAGAATCTGATTTGGTAGTTGCTCAAAGAGCTTTGGCAATGTATAAAGAGAATAAAGAAATAAAAGAAGAGGAAACAGATTTGGTTGCGCGTTCGTTGGCGCAATTAAAGATAGAATTAATAAAACGAAAAAAATAATAATAATAATATAAAAATTTTAAAATGAAATCAAGTATTGAATTGAAAGAATTGAGAAATGACATTATTTCAAAATTAGAAGTTATCAAAGAAACTGCAACTGCAGAGGAAAGAGATTTAACTTCTGATGAGAATAATGACATGGACACACTTCTTAAAAATGCAGATGAGTATTCTGTAAAAATTGAAAGAGCTGAGAAAGTTGAAGCTGAAATTAGAAACAATGTGAAGTTAGCTGGATCTCCAGTTCAAAAAATAAACACTGAAAAAGCAACAAGAGGATGGAGTTTATTTAAAGCAATTAATGAAGTTAGAAATGGCGGATCTTTAACTGGATTGGAATCTGAAATGCATCAAGAAGCAGAAAGAGAAAACAGAACATCTTTACAAGGTATTGGAATTCCATCAATGTTAAAAGAAAAAAGAGCTATAGATCAAGCAAACTCTGCAATTGCTCCAACTTCTGTTGGCGCTTATATTGATGCTTTACAAGCTTCTGCACTTTATGACAGATTAGGAGTTAACAATTTAGGAACTGTTGCTGCAAACCAAGTTCTTCCAATTGCTGGAGGATCAACTGTTGCATGGACTGGAGAGGTTGCTGCTGCTGCTGATGGAGGTGCTGATTTTGGAAAAGTCACTTTAACTCCAAAAAGAATTTCTGGTTATGCTAACATTTCTAATGTAATTTTAGCTCAAAATGGTGCTGCTGCTGAGGCATCTGTAATGAGAGATATGGGAAGAAACATGGGGACACAAATTGACGCTGCAATGTTTGGATCTGCTAATGTTGCAAATGCTCCAACTGCAATTGTTCAAACAGCTGGAACTTTAACATTTACTGAATCTGCTGCTGGAGGTGCTGCTGGTGCTTCTGCTGACATGTTAGAAGCTATTGCAACTATTGCTGCTGATCATGGTTTAGATGGTAATCTTGCATTTGTTAACTCTTGGGATTTATACAGTAATATAAAAGCTGCAACTCAAGTAACTGGAGTTTCTCCTTTATATTCTGATGACAGATTAGCTGGTTACCCTGGATTTTTCTCAAATGCTCCTGCAACTGCTGCTGGACCTGCAACTGCTGATGGATTATTTGGTGATTTTGCTAGAGTTTACTTTGCTCAATTTGGTGCTTCAAATATAACAATTGACCCTTATTCAAGAGCAGTAAATGGAGAGGTTAGATTAATAATGAACAATTACTTTGACTGGGGTGTTGCTTCTGGTGCTTCATTTGTTAAATATACAACTGTAGTTTAATAGTAATTTATAATAATTAAAAAGGGGCTGGTAATTGAGCCAGCCCTTTTTTTTAAAACAAAATAAAAATGTTTAGAAGTTTAAAAGAGGACACTTTAGCAGTTAATCCATTGTTTACAACAGCGGAAGCGAAAGACTTTTTAAAAGTTGATACAACTGCAGATGATACTTTAATTGACAGTTTGATTAAAGCAGCAACTCAATCGTGCCAAATTTTTACAAATAGATATTTTTTAGATACTACTGTAACTCAATATAGTGATAATTGGTTTGAATTTTACAGGTTGTATAAAAGTCCAGTTATAGCAATAACACATGTGAAATATTATGATACAAATGACACTTTGCAAACTTTAGCTTCTTCAAATTATATTTTAGATAATATTTCTCAACCTGCAAGAATAGGAATTTCTGTTGATGGAACTTTGCCAAATTTAGCAGATAGAATAAACGCTGTTGAAGTAAAATATTCTGTTGGATATGGAGAGTTATCAAGTGATGTTCCTGAAGGAATAAAACAGGCTGTATTAATTACAATTGGGAATTGGTATGAAAACAGGCAAACAGTAATAACAGGAAGAACAGCAACTGAACTTCCTTTGTCAAGTCAATATTTATTGGAACAATATAAAATTCAAGTATGTTAAGTATAGGACAACTTGACAGAAGAATAAAAATTTTAGAGCCATTTTATGAAACAAATAAATATGGAGAAGAAACAAAAACATTTGTTTTAAAATACACACTTTGGGCAAAAGCAGATTGGAAAACAAGCAACAGAAAAGAAGAATCACAGGAACAAGTTCAGAAAACTGATTTGGTTTTTTATGTTCGTAATTTAGGAATAACTCTTTTAGGAACTTACAGAATTGAATATAATAGTAAAACTTACATTATACATGGGATTAAAGAAATAGAAGGAAGAGAACAATTTTTTGAAATAGAAACTCGAATAAAGGATAATCAATAATGAGTGGAGTAACTGTTGAGGCAAAAGGAATAAAAGAAATAATGCAGATGTTCGATGGACTTCCAAAAAGAGTTAATAAAGATGCAGTTTGGGGAAGATTCTGGAAAAAAGTAACTGTTCCATTATTAGAAGCAGCAGAAAAGGAAGCTCCATTATTAAAAACAGGAAAGGGTAGAGTTGGTGTTGCTTATCCTGCTGATCCAGAATTAACAATTGCGAGAGGGACATTAAAAAAGTCTTTAAAGTTTTACAGAACAAGAGCTTCAAAGGGAGATATTCATGGAGCATATATTGGACCAAGAGTAAAAGGAAAATTTAAGAAAAACAAAGGGGGATATTTTGGGGCTTGGGTTGAGTATGGACATAAAAACAGAGATGGATCAATGTCAAAACCAAATGATTTTATGATGAGAGCATGGAATCAAAAAAGCAATACAGTTTTAGCTAGTGGATTTACAGATGCTGAAAAAATATTTGTTAAAGCTATTGCAGCAGATGTTAGAAGATTAAAAAAATACGGAAGTCTAGGATATTAAAATGGATATAGGAAAAGCAATATATAAGATATTAAATGACAACATTGCAGTTGAGTCAATGGTAGAGACAAGGATTGCTCCGAATGTAATGAAGCAAACTTCTCCATTTCCTTTCATTGTTTATGATGTAAGTTCTGACACTCCAGAAGGCCAAAAGGATTCTGTTGCTTTATTAGATAATGCAAATATTATGGTTTCTGCTTATTGCAAGACATACTCAGAAGCTTCAAAACTTGCAAACTATATAAGAACAGCATTGGACCGAGTTAATGGAGTTTATAATGCTGTAAATATCCAGGCAATTGATTTTGATGGTTATGATGATGTTTTTGATGACATGAGTGGATCGGATGGAGTTTATAGGAAATCTTTAAATTTTAATATTAGAATAATAAATTCATTTAATAATATTTATTCAACTCACTTTGATGGTGTTGATGATTATGTTGATTTAGGTGTTTCTGGATTGAGTTCAATAAAAAACACAGGATCAATTTCTGCATGGTTTAAATTAGAAACCATTTCATCTAGTGGAAACATATTTCAGACAAGAGTAGATTCAAACAATAATATTCTTTTATATTATAATGCTGGAAACAATGAATTAACATCAACTTACAAAGGGGGAGGAACTGCAAATATTGCTGTTACTGCTGACAATATTGAGGGGGATGGTTTATGGCATAATGTGGTTTCAACTTGGGATAGTTCAGGAAGTATAAATTTATACTTAGATGGAACTTTAAAAGACACAACTGCAATAACAGGAAGTATAACAGGTAGTTTTTCAACTGCATCAATTGGAAGTAATTCTATTGGTGGCGGTTTTTGGAAAGGAAATATTGATGAAGTAGTTATTTTTAATAAAGAATTAGATCAATCAGAAGTTACAAATTTATACAACAGTGGACTTCCATTCAATCCGAAACCTTTGGCGAATATGATAGGTTATTGGAAAATGGGGGATGGAGGAATAGTTGGAGATCCAATTGCAACATATCCAACAATTGTTGATGAAACTGGAAACAATAACGGAACAATGACTAACATGACATCAACAGACTTTCAGGCTGATGTGCCAGAATAAAGATATGGAAAAAAAGTATGTTATAATAAATAAAGAAATGATTGAAGCGGTAGACTTCAAATTAGTTATTGAAACTTCAGCTTTAACATTAAGATATAGTTTGGATGGTAGTCAAACAATAATAAAATTCATTGGAGAAATTCCTTCTTTTTTAGATGGAGAAAAGATTTATTCTCATAATGAAATAATTAAAACAATCAACAATCCAGAAAATGGATGGATTAACTTAAACGAATAAAAAAATGAAATTTAAATTAAAAAGAAGCTACAAAGTAAATGAAGATAAAACTTTGGTTGCTGGTCAGGTTATGGATGTAACTGAAGAATTCTATGCATGGTTACAGGAAAATGACTATGATAAAAAAGAAAAAATAAAAGAAAAGAAAACAAAGAAAGCTTCAGATAAGGAGCAAAAATTATAATTATAAATAAATAAAAAAATAAAATTATGGCAGCACAAGACGGACAATTAAATGGAACGGAGCTTGGTGTTTATGTAGGTGGGGTTTTAGTCGCTTACTCAACAAATGCAACTCTAAATGTAAATCATTCTACAAGATCAACTACTTCAAAAGAATCTGGAGGATGGGAAGATAATATGGAGGGATTAAGAAACTGGGATGTTTCTTGTGATGCTCTTTATGCTTGGTTAGATCCTGCTGGAAGTGCAATTACAAACAAAACTTTAAGTGATTTATTTACTGGCTACCTTGCAACAAGAGCTAGTTTTGACTTAACATTTGGAAGCACAACAACAACAGGAGTTGGATATACTAAATACACTGGAACAGCTTGGTTGACATCAGCTAGTTTAACAGCACCTATGGAGGACACTTCAACATTTTCAGTTTCTTTTCAAGGTTCTGGACCTCTAGTTCAAACAATTGATACAACTCCTTAATAAGGAAAAATTTTAGATCCTGCCGATGCGTTTTCTTTTCTGAGTGCGTCGGTAGGTTTCTTTTAATTCAGAAAAGATAAAACACTTAGAAAATGAAATACGAAATATTAGAGATTGGAGAACACAAAATGGAAGTTAGATTTGGTTTTAACGCTTTGCGAAAGTATAGTTTAATGACTGGATCAACAATGAAAGACTTAAACAAATTAGGATCAGGAGAAATAACTTTCAACGATGCTTTTAGTTTAATCTATTGCGGAATTGAAGATGGTTACAGGTCGGCAAAAAAACCATTTCATTACTCATTAGATGACATTACTGATATGTTTGACGGAAACATGGATTGCATGGAAAAAGCTTTTGAGATATTAGGCAGAGCAATGGGAGGAACTGATGAAAAAAAGATGAAGGCCAAGAAAGCAAAGAGGAAGAGCTAACTTGGCCAAAACTTGAGAGAATTGCTTTTGGACAGTTGGGAATGAAAGTGGATGATTTTTATGATATGTTGCCAAGAGAGTTCTGGAATAAAGTTGAGGGGTTTCATGAGTTGGAGAATATGAGGCAAAGAAGCGACTGGGAGAGGACCAGATGGAGCACCTGTCTATTGTTGAACATACAACTCCCAAAAAACAAAAGTATTAAGCCAAAGGACTTAATTAAGTTTGAATGGGAAACTGATAATAAAATAGATTTTGAAGAATTAAAAATGAAAGCGGAACTATATAAAAATAAAATAGAAAATGGCAAGTAAGGCAATTGGTTTTTTAAATTTCAAATTTGGGGCAGACCTTAAACCATTTGAAAGAGCTATGAACAAAGCTCAGAAGAAACTTAAAAAATTTGGAAAGGGAGTTGAGCGAACTGGTAAAAGTTTAACAACAGGATTAACTCTTCCAATTGTTGCTTTGGGTGCTGCATCATTAAAAACATTTGCAGATTTTGAACAGGGAATGCTTAAGGTAAAAGCAATTTCTGGAGCAACAGATGTAGAATTTAAAGCTTTAACAGAGTCAGCAAAGGAACTTGGATCAACTACAATGTTTACTGCTTCACAAGTTGCAGAATTACAATTAAATCTTTCTAAATTAGGATTAACTCCAACACAAATAAATCAATCAACAGAATCAATTTTAAATTTAGCACAGGCAACTGATTCAGATTTGGGACAAGCGGCAACAGTTACTGCAAAAATAATGAACGCTTTTGGAATGGAAGCAACTGATATGACCAGAATAACTGACGTTATGTCAGATTCTTTTAGCTCTACTGCTTTAGACATGACTAAATTTGAAACTGCAATGGCTTCTGTTGCTCCAGTTGCAAAAATGGCTGGATCTGATTTAGAACAAACCTCAGCAATTCTAGGGGTTTTAGTCAATAATGGAGTTGAAGCTTCAACAGCGGGAACAGCTTTAAGAAACATATTTTTAGACTTAGCAAAAAGCGGAAAAACTTGGGATCAAGCAATGGGAGAAATAAATTCCTCAGTAAATCCTTTGGCTGTTTCACTGGATATGTTCGGTAAAAGAGGGGCAAATGTTGCAACAATTCTTGCGCAAAGTGGGGTTGAAATTCAATCATTAACAGAAGATTTTAGAGATTCAGCTGGGGAAGCTCAAGCAATGGCAGACATAATGGATTCTGGTGTTGCTGGATCTATTAGAAAAATGCGTTCACAATTAGAGGGTGCTGCAATAGAGCTTGGAGAAAAACTAATTCCAATTTTTGAAATTGTAATAAACAAGATTTCTAAAATGGTAAAATGGTTTACGAGTTTAACAGATGAACAACAAAAAAGTATTGTTTTTTGGGGATCAATAGTTGCGGCAATTGGTCCTGTTTTAATAATATTTGGAAAAATATCTTTGGGATTATCATCTGCAGCTGTTGCTGTTAAATATTTAGGACTTGTATTTTCTGGACTTTATAAAATAATGTTAGCAAATCCATTTTTAGCAATTGGAGCGTTAATTGCTGGAGTAGTTTTAAAATTAACATACTTTTCAAACGCTGCAATAAAAGCAAGAGAATCACAAGAAAAATTAAATGCGGCTATTGCAGATAGATCATCCGAAAAATTAAGTAAAAATGATATTTTTGAAAAGGTTAAACTTTGGGAAACATTAACAAAAACACAAAAATTAAATTTATTAGAACAGGCTAAAGCTCACAAAATAACATTAGAAAATAGTAAACTACAAATAAATCAACAGGGACTTCATAACGAAAAAATTTTAGATTTAAAAAATCAAATTAAATCATATAGGGAATTAGCTAAAACAAAATCATCTGATCCTTTGGAATTAGCTCAAATCGCAAGCGCTCCAAATATGATAATTAGTTTACGAAAACAACTTGCGTCTCTACAAAAACAAATGAGTGGAGGAAAGACCATAAAGGGTTTTAATATGGATATTGATCAAATGAACTCTTTAATTGATGATTTAACAACCAAGATAAACGGAAGTAAAGACCCATTACAAGATATTGATGAAATTATTAAAAATTTAAATAAAACATTTGAAGGAAACAATAATGAACTTGAGAAAACAACAAAAAGTTTTGAAAATTTTCAAAGTTCTATTCAGGAAACTGCTATAGTTTGGGACACTTACGCTAATTCAATGAGTAATGCGGAAGATCAGTTTGAGGGAATAGTTTTTTGGCAAACTGAATTAACTGACAATCAAAAGCTTCTTAATGCTGGGATTGGAATGTTTGGGGATGTTTTAACAAGTTCATTAGATTCTGCTTTAAATTCTCAGGAAAATTTCTTTGATGTATTTATTAAAAACATAAAAAAAGCAATAACAAGTTTATTAATTCAATTAGCTGTTATGAGTTTAATAAATATGATGATGGGAGGAGGAGCTGCAGCTTTTAGTATTGCATCATTAAAAACAAATCTAGGATCATTGATGGGTGTAACTTCTGGTGTAACTCCTTTTGCTGAGGGTGGTTTAGTAACAGGACCAACAACAGCTCTTATTGGAGAGGGGGTTGGAACGAATGCTGGAAATCCAGAGGTAGTTGCACCATTAGACAAATTAAAATCAATGATGGGAGGAAATAATTCTAATATAACAGTAACTGGAAAATTAATTGGATCAGACATATTTTTAAGTAATCAGAATGCATCAAATAACAGGTTAAGAACTACATAATTATGGCAAGAACTCCCTATGGACTTTCAAAATATGCAACAGCTACTGTTAAATCTTTAAATGGTAGTGAATACATAGCTTCAATATGGTGGACTGGAACTGGAGCTGCTAAAGTTTGGACTTTAAGCTCTAACGGAATGAATCTAAATTGGGAATCAGAAAAAATTCAAGATAAAAATTCTCCAATATTAGCTTCAAAATTAACTATGGAGGTAATGGTTGAAGATTTAGATCAGCAATTATTTTTGCAAAATATGAGAAACAATTTGCAAGAGAAAGATGTTTGGGTAGTTTTGGAAACAGCTGCTGGGGATTTGTTATGGACTGGTTATTTTATTTTAGATTTAGAATCAAAAGAAGATGTTTCTTTTCCTTATGTTACTTCATTAGTTGCAATTGATGGAATTGCAACATTAAAAGAAGTTCCTTTTTTAAGAGAAACAAATTCAGAAACTTCA